AAACCGGCAACCTTTATCTCCAAGCGACCAGCGGGTTTACGACCGACAGCACGATCTGGAACAACACCGCGCCTACGTCGAGCGTTTTCACGCTCGGCAGCAACGTCAACGTCAACGAGAACCTGTCGAACATCATCGCTTACCTTTGGACCGAAATCCCCGGCTTCAGTCGGATTGGCAGTTACGTCGGCAATTCGTCCTCGGACGGCACGCGAGTGGATTGCGGTTTCCGGCCCGCGCTGGTGCTTATCAAGAGCACCGCTGGTGGCGCCCAGTGGATGATCTACGACGACAAGCGCGACGGCTACAACGTGGATAACGACCACCTCAACCCCGACGACACCGCAGGGGAAGGCACCGACGACGATATCGACTTCCTCTCTAACGGCTTCAAGCTGCGCCGCTCGTCGCCCAACTTCAACGACGGCAGCACGTTCATCTTCGCAGCCTTCGCCCGCGCCCCATTCAAGTACGCAAACGCCCGTTGAATTAAATCCCAGGAGGATGCTATGGTAGGGACAGGATCAAACTCGGAGGACGTGATGAAGGCGGTGGACTATGGCGCGGTCGGCGTGGCCGTCTCCACGTTCTTCGGGTGGATGCCCAGCATCGCCGCCTTCCTCTCGGTCGTGTGGCTGGTCCCGCGCATCCTGACGCAGATCGAGGAATATCGCATCAAGCGTCGCGAACGCATCGAAGCGGAGAAGGAATAATGGAAGACCTCGTCGGCCTCCTCGGCACGGGCGCTGCGGCCGCGATAGGCGGCCCCATCGGCGCGGCTATCCGGCTGCTGCCGGCGCTCTTCAGCGGCATCGGCAAGATGCTGACCGCCAAGGCCGACCGCGCCCACGAGCTTGCCATGCGCAAGCTGGACGCCGAGATCGCCGCCAAGGGCCACGAGCAGCGCATCCGCGAGGCCGACGTCGCCGGCAACTGGGAAATCCAGGGCAAGACGCTCGACGCCTACCGCGAGGCGCTGGCGGCGCAGGCGAAGCCCTCGGGCGTGGCCTGGGTAGACGCCATGAACCAGTCGGTACGCCCCGTAACCACCTACTACTTCCTCGCCCTGTACGCGGTCACGAAGCTGATCGGCTTCGGGTATGCGTGGCTCCACGACGGCGCCAAGCTGCCGCAGGCGATGGCGATCCTGTGGGGGCCGGCGGACACCGCCATGCTCTTCGGCATCCTCGGCTTCTGGTTCGTGGATCGGCAGCTTGGGAAGGCGCCGCAGGCATGGAACTCGTACCGCTAGTCAAGCACTTCGAGGGCCTGCACCGGATCGTCCGTCGCCAGCCGGCGATCTCAGTCGCGCCGTACCTATGCCCCGCCGGGTACTGGACCATCGGCTACGGGCACCTGTGCCGTCCCGAACAAGAGGAAATTGACGAAGCTCTGGCGGAACAGCTTCTTCACGTTGACCTCGACGTCGCGCGGAAGCAGGTATTCCGTCTTGCTCCCGTCCCTATGTCGGGCCACCAGCTTGATGCGCTCTCCAGCTTCGTATTTAACCTTGGCGCCAGCCGGTTCCGCGGCAGCACCCTGCGCGCTCATCTCCTGCGCAACGAGTTTGAGGAGGTGCCGAACCAACTCCGGCGCTGGGTGTTCGCTGGCGGCCGTCGGCTCCCCGGCCTCGTGGCCCGCCGGGAAGCCGAGGTCGACCTGTGGCTGGGTATCACGTGATCCCGTCACGGCTTAACCGGGTAGCCGCCGGTACGCGCGAACTCGACCATCTCCTCGACCTGCGTCTCGCGCGCTGACAGAGCGACGTTGCCGGACACGGGCGTCGGCGGCACCGGCCACCCGGCTCCGATCGGGGGGTCGAAGCGCTGCGGGCTGAGCAAGTCGCCGAGGAACTTCGCGGTATTGACCCGAGCCTCCGGCGTCGGCGCGGCGTCCAACACCATGACCGCCGTCCGTGCGTAGCCGACGATGTCGACGTAGCTGTCGAGGTGCGTCGGCGTCGTCGTCAAGCGGGCCAGCTTGACGCAGATCATGCGCAAGGCATGGCGCAGCGCGGGCGGCTCGACGTGGTCGAAGTGCCGCATCAGGTCGGCGGCGATCGAGAAGTCCTTGGCCGGGTGCCCGTAGACCTGGCCGCGGCGCTCGGTGATCGTCTTGATTTCGCGATCGAACGTCGCGAGCTTGCTGTCTTCCATGTTCATGCCTCCTTCGGCAGCGTGAGAAGTTCCGGGTAGTCCTCGGCGAAGACCTCGGCCGCGGCGATCCACTGGTGCATCGCCTCCTCGGGGGGCCAGAAGCGCGGGCGGAAGTCGTCCTCGTCGAGGCGCTTCACCTTCTCCCACGCCGGCCCCCAGTCCATCGGTGTGCGCAGGACGACGGCGCGCTCGTTGAGCAGGATGCGGTTGTCGATCTCCTTGACCGTCTCGTAGACGGTCGAGGCCCACTCGCGCAGCCCGAACTTGCGCTCGATGACGATGGTCAGCAGCGCCTCGGCGACCTCGTAGCCGTGGCCGATCGCCTTCTTGACCGGGCGCGGGATGTCTTTCAGCAGCCCTTCGGCCGCGTCGTGGAACAGGAAGGCGATCGCCTCCATGTGCCGCTTGCGCCGCAAGAAGTACATCGCCCCGTGGTAGCAATGCTCCGCCACGCTGTAGTGCAGTTCGATGCGGCCCTGCCCTCCGAAGCGGCGCTCGCTGGCCATGCCGGCGGCCAGGTCCTCGAGCGTGAACTGGTCGGCCGCCGGGCTGCGCGGATAGAAGCGCCGCCCGCTGTAGGTCTGCATCCATTCGCCTTGAAGTGTCATGTCCTTCCCTCCTTCGCTCACGCCCGCCAGCGCCCGCCCCAGCAGGTCACGATGGCGCGCTTGCCGTTCTTGTAGGTGATGATGCTGGAGTGCGACCAGTTCGACGGGCCGACGTTGTACCCCTGGTCGAGCGACCCCATGACGCCCGCGACGTAGGTGCCGTCGTGGATCGTGGCCGCGTGCGTATGTCCGATGTTGGCCTTGCGGCCCATGCGGCTGAAGCCGCCGGCCGAGCCCCGCGCGCCGTTGGGGCCGAGGTGCCCGTGCATCCCGCACTCGATCCCGCCGTTGGCGTCGTGGCAGATGACGAAGCTCTCGTCGGGGCGCAGGAACCTGGTCTTCTTCCCGACCTCGGCGTCGAGCGCGTTGACCGCCCACTCGACGAGGTGGAAGCTGTCCTCGCGCGCTTCAATCGCCTGGTACTTGCGAAGCTGCGCAGACAGGAAGAAGATCGCGTTGCGCGGGTCCTGCCGGTAGTCGGCTTCGCGAAGCCACCGCTCGAGGCTGTTGTCGTGGTTGCTGTCGACGACGACCGACTTGCAGCCCTGTACCTCGGTGTCCTTGAGGAACTCGACGACGGCGCGCAGTTCCTTGACGACGCTGTCGTTGCCCTCGACGAAGCGCTCGAACATCTTGTGCGGGTTGCGCATGTCGTGCCAGTTGCGCGAGCGGAAGTCGACAATGTCGTTGAAGAACTGGAAGCGCGGGCGCAGCACGCGGATCATGGAAGTGTCGCCAACCCAGGCCGCCCGGTAGACGGCTTGCGGAACCGTGCCGACGTGGATGTCGCCCCAGTTGATAGCTTCGACCGAATGGCCGGGCGTGACCTTGCCGTCCTTGGCACGAAGCTCGAGGTCGTAGATTGTGCCGCTGCCGTCGGCGTTAAGCTGCCGCGCCCACCAGTTGCCGTCGCTGTCGACCTCGACGAGGAGACCGCCGTAGCCGTGGTGGAACTCGGCTTTCTTGCCGACCTTCTTGGCCACGTAGTTGCGCAGCGTCACGGTGCCGGTGGTGTAGTTGAACTTCGTCGGCTCGAACTTGCCCGACGGAATGCTTTCGAGCGCGATCTTGACGTGGGGGAATATGCCCGACTTGCGGCCGGTGAACGCCTCGAGACCCGAGAGCGGCCGCGCCGCCGTCGGCAGGATGTTCATGTCGCCGCACCAGACGAGGCCCGGCGCCACCTCGAGCGGATCGTCGGAGATGTTGCCCTCGATCCGCGGGTCGTACCACAGGTCGGCCTTGTCCTCGGGCGTCGCCGCCTTGCCCGGCTTCACCGCCTTCTTGCCGTAGGCTTCCTTCTTGTAGGTGAAGCGCGAGACGTGGATGCTGGCGCCGTAGTGACTGGCCAGGGCCAGCAAGTTCTCCCATACCGGCGTGTTGAGGCGCGTGTTGGACTGGGCGCAGGTGAAGATGTAGCGCGCGATCTTGCCCGGCTCCGGCAACGGCAGCTTGGCGCGATCCGGCGAGGATACCCGCCCGACGTCGCCCAGCTTCTTCATCGCGCGGTTGACGGCGTCGCGGCTGATACCCAGGGCCTTGGCCGCGGCGGTCTTGCCCCCGTGCTGGTCGACGGCGTCGGCGATCTCGTGCAGCCGCTCGGGGCTTAGGGGTTCGTTGTCGCTCATTTAGGTCCTCCTTCGTAGACGTACTTCGTGACCAGGCGCAGGAACTCGCGCGCGTCCATCGCGACGATCCAGTCCTTGTGGTTCTTGCGGTGGAACACCAGCGCATCCTCGCCTTCCTTGCGATCTCGCTTCGCCTGCTCCAGTGCGGCGAACAGGTCGGTCTGCTTGCCGGTGCGCTTCACCTCGATATGGAAGCCGGCCATGTTCGAGACGACGTCCGGGCTGTCGGGCGAGCCCGAGAACTGTTGGCCGCGCCGCGCGTTGAAGCCGAACTCGCGCAGCAACTCCGCCACCTCGCGCTCGCCGATCTTCCCTTTGGTTTTCGATTTCAGACCCATGATCCCTCCGTCACTTCTTGTACCTCGTTCCTTCCCAGCAGTCCACGCCGATCGGCCATCCCTTCGCCCAGTCGCCGGGGCATCCCTTGAGGATTTCCTCGAACTCCTCGACCGAGCCGAAGCCGTCCTCGGGCTCCGCCACGATCTCGTCGTAGACCGACAGGACGATCGGGTAGCCGGCGGCGCGCAGGCGCAGCATCGCCGGGACGAGAAGTTGGCGGGCCGTGGCCTGGGTCGCGTTCTCGCACAGCTTGCCGCCGTACGTCGAGACCCTCGCCCACTTGCCGAACTTCTGCGCCATGTAGGTCAACTGCGGGATCGGCTCGTGGTCGCACTCGCCGGACGCGCAGCGCTCGTCCTCGGCCGGCTTGTGCCACGACGGCATCTTCACGCGAACCTCGGGGTTCCAGTACCAGATGCGCTTGCCGTCGGGCAGGATCATCGAGAGCCAGTCGTCGACGACCTTGAAGCCGATCTCGCGGTAGCCGGTCTCCTTGCCGGGGTGCTCGACGGCGTCGATCGCCTCCTCGTTGAGCCGGCGCCAGAAGCGCGTGATGGCCGGGTGCGCCTGCCGCCATGCCTTGCAGATTTCTAGGATGCGCTCGTCGCTGTGGCGGCCGCTGCTGTCGAAGTTGAGCCACGCCTTGAGGCCGCCCTGATACCCGAATGCAAGCTCGCCGGTCTTGCCGTCCTGCCGCTCGAGCGGGTGCGTCTCCTTGGTGACGGTGCCCGGCGGCAGGTTGTAAATCTTCTCCGCCATCGCCTCGTAAATCTTCACGCCCCGGCGGAAGGCGTCGACCTTCCAGTCCTCTCCGGCGAGGCAGGCCAGCACGACGGCTTCGATCGAGACGAAGTCGCCCGCCATGATCCGGTGCCCGGGGGCCGCCTGTATCCAATGGCGCGTGGCCTTGGCGACGGCGTCCATCGCGTCGCCGTACAGCATATCGAGGTAGCGCGGGTCGCCGTAGCCGATGTCGCGCACAAGCTGGTGCGGGTCCATCTTCTCGATGCCGCGGTTGAGGTTGAGGGGCTGGAAGCCGGTGCCCGTCCAGCGCCCCGTCTGCGCGCCGTGGTAGCGGCACTGGAAGCGGGCGCGGCCGGCGGCATCACGCTGGCGGCTCATGGCGTCCAGCTTCTTGGTCGACGCCTTGTTGACCTGGAGCCTTATCTTGAGGGCGCGCAGCACGTCGGTCGGCAGGGTCTCGTCGATCTCCTCGGCTGCTTCCTCAAGAGTTTCCGCCTTCATGTCGGGCAGGTCGAGCCCCTTCGACCTAAACCACGCCAGCACCTTGTCGCGCTGCGTCGGCTTGACCCCGGTCAGCTTGACGAACTCGGCGTTCAGTTCCTCGGCGCGCTTCTCGACGACCGCCGTGGCCGCGTCGATGCCAGACTGGTCGAGGGCCAGGCCGCGCAGGTTGATCTCGAGGTCCATGTGGAAGACCTCAAGCTCGCGCTTCGGCAGCGGCCCGAGGAAGTTCGACACCGCCCGCTCAAGCTCGACGTCCTTGCGGCAATAGGCGACGAAAAGGTCGAGGTCGGCCGGCGGGATCACGCGCTTGGCTGTCTTCAGGTGCAGCTTCGAATACTTCGAGATCAGGCGGCCGCCGGCCGGGTCCTTCTCGCCGAAGCCGAGCACGCGCGCCAGCTTGTCGAGGCCGGCCGGCAGGGCGTAGTAGCTGGCGACCGCCATGCTATCGCGCCAACGGTGGTTCGGGATGTCGGGCCAGCCGTAGCGGCGGACCATGACGTTGCGCCAGATCGAGATTTCGAAGGCGACGTTGTGCGCCTCGAAGATGACGTCGGGGTCGTACGCCAATTCGGTCAGGCGACTAAGAGGCACCGCAGACCTAGCTGGTGCCCAGTCGTACACCGGCCCGTCGTCGACCGCCCAGCAGAGGCAAATGACCTCGGTCGTCGGGTCCTGGGAATAGACCCAAGTGCCGACCTTCTTCAGGTCCGCCTCGGACTTGGTCTCGAAGTCGATCGTGACGTGGGTCACTTGGCGATCCCGTAGACGGCGCGCGTGACCTTGGCCGCCTGCTGGAACGCCAACGCCTGAAGCTCGGCGCCCTTCCGCGGGTCTGCCATGTCGACGTCGGACATGACGGTGTAGGCCCCGCCGCGGACGATCACGACGCCGACGATGTCGGCCGGCCCCGCCTCGCGGATGCGGGCGGCGATGCCCTCCCGATGCTGCGCCAGCGGGTTCTCTTCGTCGTCCATGCGGCCTCCTGACACTGAAAGGGTGGCGGGCTTTTCACCCGCCTCGGCCCCCTCCGGGGCTGGTCTGCCGTGCTACTCGCGACGCGAGCGACGGGGCGGCTCCTCGTCCCGGCCGCGGCGGCTGGGGCGCTCGTCGTCCTCGTCCCGGCGCGAGCGACGCGGGGGCTCTTCGGCCTCCTCGCGGCGGCCACGGCGCGGCGCTTCCTCTTGCTCGTCGTCGTCGCGCGACCGGCGGCTCGGGCGATCGTCGTCCTCGCCACGGCTGCGCTCGCGGCGCGCGGCGCCCTCGCGGGGCTTGAACGCCGCCTTGACGTCCGACGCCGTGCCGGCCAGCTTCTCGCCGTCGCCGACCTTCTGGACCGCCTTGAGATACCAGTTCAGGCAGTCCTCGCCGTCGTCGTTGGTGTAGAAGCCGAGCGCCGTCAGGGCCTCGATGTAGCAGCCGTTGTAGACGACGTTGTCGACCTTGTTCTGCGCGGCGTCGACTTCCTCAAGCGCCTCGTCGAGGACCGTGATGCCGCCGGGGCCGTCTTCGCCGTGCTTGTTGTAGATCGTCGAGGCGCGGATGACCCAGGTGCCCTTGTAGGCGTCGCCCTCCTTGCCCTTCTTCTCGCGCTTCGCCGCCAGCTTGTCGCCGTCGATGATGCCCGAGACGACGTCGCCGCCGTCGATGTCGAGCTTGGCCTTGCTGCCGTACTTGGCCTGGGCCGCCGCCTCGATCTCGCCGATGATCTCGTCGAACGCCTTGTCCTTCTTCGAGAACGCGACCTCGATCTTGTACTTCGGGACCGACTTCTCGTTGTAGGCGTCCTTCGTGAAGAGCGCCGAGTTGATGAGGCGGCCCTCGGGCAGCTTCACCTCGACGGACTTCACCTTGCCGTTGTCCTTCGCCATGCTCACTTCTCCTTCTTCTTGCGGTTGACCGGCGCGAACTTGCTCTTCACGTCACGGTTGACGCCGGTACGGGCGTCCGACACCGGGGCCACCTGAAGAGCACCCGGGGGTTTCTCGGCCCAGCGCGCGGTGAACTCCGCGCCCTTGGGCAGCTTCTCGATCTGAGCCGGCGACTTCAGCTTCGGCTCGGTGTAGGCGTCTTTGCCGAACATCTTGACGGCCTCGGCCTCGGCGCCCTCCTTGAACTCGCGGTCGGTCTTCCCGACCACCAGCTTGTAGCCGGGGATCGAGGTGCCCGCCTGCATACGGTGGAACGCCGTCTCCTGCGCCGCCTTCAGCGCGATCTTGACCGACGTGGCCAGGTCGAGGTAGCGCGAAAGCTGCTCGTTGGTGAGGACCTTGGCGCCCTCCTTCTCGATGGTCTCCGACATGGCGTGGAATTCCTCCGTGTCCTTCAGAATTTGCGGGCAGGCGGCGAACCGCGCCGGGCAAAACCGGCAATGCTCGCCCGACTTGGTATCACGCGAAACCAGCGCGCGATCCATCGCGGGGATCAGGTCGCCCTCAAGCCATTCGACGAGGTCGGTCGTGCGCATCGACCAGCTACGGATCGGGCCGTCGCGGTGGAAGGCGCGGGGCTGGACGATCGTCATCACGATCTCGTCGACGTCATCCCACGCACCGAAGCTCTCGAGGTAGCCGGCCGCGTAGTACATCAACTGCGGGTTCTCCCCCGCGTCGACGACGATGCCCGCACCGTGCTTGTAGTCGGTGATGTAGAGCGTGCGGCCGATCTTCGCGGCCAGGTCGACCGTGCCGTAGAACATCTTGTGGATGCTCGGGCAATGGAAGCGGTGCTCGATCAGCAGTTCGTTGACGCCGCGGAACTTCTCCCGCGCCCAGTCGACGTAGACCTGGACCGCGTCGGCCATGTCCTTGTCGACCTTGATGCCGGTCCCCTCCGACACAGGCGTACGCAAATGCTTGCCGCCGTCGACAAACCAACCGACGTACTGCCAAGCATCGCCGCCGTTCGCGAGGAGGTGCGCCCCGAGCAAATGCCCCGCCGTCCCGTTGGCCGCGAAGTCGCTCTCGGTGTCGGCGTGTCCCCGGCTCAAAGTCACTGAGCCGGGGCACGTCATCCACCGATCCGCGCCGGACGCCCCGAGGGGGCTATGGCCGACCGGTTCGCTCATCAGCCGCGACGCGAGCGCGACGGCGCCTCGGCCTTCTTCTTGGCGACGTCGTCCTTGAGCCAGTCGAGGAACTTCTGGCGCTTCTCCTGGGGGATTTCGCCCACCGACGCGACGTCGAGATCGTACTCGATCAGTTCCTTGACGTGGTCGGGCCCGAGGACCTCAGCCGCAGCGCTTGCCGCCTTCTGAAGATCGGCGTCGGAGATGCCGCCCTTGTCGCTCGCGACCTCGCGGCGCTGGCGGGGCGCCGGCTCTTCGGCCTTCTCCTCGACCTTCTCGTCCTTCGGCGGGCGACCGCGGCCGCGCTTCGGCGCCTCGGCTTCCGTCGCCTTGGCCTTGGTCTCCCCGGCGCCTTCGATCAGCAGGTCCGAGATGCGGACGAAGTCCGACTGCTCCAGTTCCGCGTTGTTCGGCAGCAGCCCCGTCACCGTGACGAGCCTGCCAGCCTCGGTCTGCTCGACCGACAGCTTGGTGATCTTCATGTCCGTACTCCTTCCCTTGAGGTTGTCAATCGACGCGACAACGGCAGAAACACTATCAACCGCGACGGCCGCCGTCAAGCGCCTGGTTGATGTTCTTGTCCTTGGCGATCGTGGTGCCGAGGATTTTCTCGTCCAGCGTGTGCGGCACGACCGGGATATGGCCCGTCACCGAGCCAAGCTGTCCGCGTCGGTGGGCGCGGTCGAGAAGCTGGTCGTTCTTCCCCGGCACCCAGTAGGGCTCGGCCAGCACCACGTCCTGCGCCGCCGTCAGCGTCCAGCCCTCGCCGAGCGGGAGCATCTGCCCGAGGAACACGCGGAAGTCGGGGTTCTTCTGGAACTTGTCGACCTCGGCCTGCTTGGTGCGGTCGCCTGTGCTGCCGTCCATGTAACAGCAGCCGTATTTGGCGAACGCCTTGCGCATCAGGGCCAGAACCTCGCGGTGCCACGCGCCAACGATGATCTTCTCGACGCCCTCCTCGAGCAACTCCTCGACGTAGTCGATCACGCTCGGCGCCTTGGCGAGACCCAGTTCCAGCCGCGCCGTCGAGATCGCCCCGTCGACCGGCACCGCAGCGTGGAAGGCGCCGGGGTCCATGTCGTACAGGCGCTCGGCCTGCTTCCACTCCGGGCGGTTGAGGGCGCGCTTGATGTCCGACGTCATCGCCAACGGGAACGGATGCCACCGCTTCGGCGGCAGGTCCTTGAGCACCTGCGACTTGAGCCGGCGCACCATGCAATGCTTGCGCAGCCGCGCGTGCAGATCGTCGAGGTTGCGAGGCTGGTTGCGGACGTCGCTCGACCAGTGCAGTTCGCGCACCGTGTACTCGTTCCCGTTCTTGTCGCGCTTCAGCACCGGCCCGACGATCATGCCGCCGCCCTTCGCGTAGTAGAAGTTGCGGAAGTCCTCGGCGCTGGCCCGGCCGATCGCGTCCCAGTTCACGAGGCGGATCGGGTTGTAGACCTCCATCGGTTGATTGGGCGCGATGGTGCCGGAGAGCAGCGTGAGCCGGCCGCAGGCGGAGCGGATGCCGTCACCGCCGGTGATGCCGATCGCACGGGTGCGCTTGTTGCCCTTGTAGTCCTTGAGCGCGTGGGCCTCGTCGAGGACGAGGTGATCCCAGCGCTCGGCGACGATGGCCTCGAACAGTTGCGGGTTGTTGCAGGCCAGGTCGTAGGAGATGATGACGTAGTCCGCCTTCGTGCTGATCCCGTCGCTCGCCTTCATCACCGGGTAGGTCGACACGTTTTCCTGCATCGACCACGTCCATATCTCGCGCTCCCAGTTGAGGCGCAAGCTGGCCGGGCAGATCACGAGCGTCTTCTTGGCGCCGATCGCGTTGGAGATGCCGATGCCTTGCGCGGTCTTGCCGACGCCCGGCTCGTCGCCGACGATGGCGTGGTCGCGGGTCAGGGCGTACTCGACGCCGGCGTGCTGATACGGGGCGAAGACCTTATCGTCCCGCACCGGCACGGGCGCCCGGTAGATCC